TGGACTAGGGTTACAGGTATCAGCTATATCTGTACTATGCCAAGACCCTACAGTGTTTCGAAGCATGATGTTAGCCAATACGCCGTGTCCGATTAGTGACACTACCACAGGCAAACTGTTGATGGGCAAGAAAGCCATAAACAAATACAGGGAGAATCCAGAGCAGTACATAGTGGGGTACGAACTGGACAAGGAATTCTGGGACGCTTTATTAGCGGTAGAAGAGGAAGATTATGAAGTACTCCAAGCTCTTGCAGACGACGAGCCTAAGCTTAGCCTTAGTGATAGGTTCCGTAGCAGCAAACGCAGCAACAACAGAAGAACTAGCGGTGTCGATGACGGGGCAGGAGAAGATCGACTACCTGATCAGCAGCCTTGATGCAGTTAAGACACGATTAGAGACAGGCTCTGTACTTACTGTAGGTGCTGTAGGCTACGCTAATATTGGCGGTGTCATTAATGATGATGCTATGGCAGATGGTATCATCTCTGCGTCAGAACTAGATGACTACCTACAAGCTAAAGAACTTGTAACGACACACGACTACGCTATTGCTGAGACAGCAGAGCAACTATTCATGCAGGAATATTCTGCTAACATGACTAGCTTGACTGCAGCAGTAGATGTTCTAGCTTCAGCAACGACAACTATTATGACAGCTGTAGAAGTTATGGAGACTGCTGCATTAGCTGATACAAAGCCTGAACAGGTAGAACTACAAGGTATGCTTGCAACGGATGCATACAGCATTGACTCTACGGAAGTAGCAGAGTACAATGATGCTGTAGCGGCTGTGGAAGGTTATGCCCAACAAGCTGGTGCTTTTATGGCAGCTGCTAATAATGATGAACTTACAGCTACTATCGACAGCTATGCTACACAAGGCAACTTCATGGTGGGTTCTTACACAGCCATTACTTACACACAGAGTGTAGACGAGTTTGTGATTACTTGGGCTGACTCTGGCTTTGAGGGCGGCTTTCAAGGTTACCTCACTACAGATATGAAATCTGCGGCAGACGTATATGGTGCAGGTGAATACATTAACACTTATGGGGGTTACCCAACACAATGAGTATGGAATTCTCCATCGGTGGATATAATATCAAGGGATGGATGGTCGCTGTCGGTGTCCCTGTATTATCCTCTATTGCCGGGGGAGTGTTCTGGTCGTATGATACCCTGCAGCGGTTCTACGGCGTTGAAGCTGGAATTCAAACTGTAGTAGAGAAGTCTGAAGAGTTTGACTCACGCTCTATCGAACTAGAGTCCCTACTTGTGGCAGCAGAGAATGATCTGAACGCTAAGATCGTAGACGCTAGAAGTGTTGCAAATAAGCAACAGTCTGACTTAGAGAAAGAACTTACTGTCCGTATTCAGACACTTGAACAAGCTATAGCTGATAACGATGTACGTGGGTTGAACCAGAAGTTAGCACAGCTAAGTACTAACATGACACAGATACTTGAGCAGCAGAAGGTACTACTGGACCTACGCAGTCAAGTTGATAAAGCAACAACTATTACAGATGGGCTAGGGGATACGCTCGACGTTCTACAAACAGAGATCGACGATATCTGGAAAGCCTATGATGAACTAGCAGATAATCCTCTATGAGTTACAGAGAGAAGAAAATGGCAGAGCCTAAACAGTTGGAAGCTGGTAGCCAGTGGGATGAAGCAGACGCAGATGGCGATGGCATCATCACTGATGAAGAAATGGCTATGTATGAGCGTCGAGTGCGCTTTGAGAATGAAGACAAGAAAGAAGATGCCCAGCGCAACATGGCATGGTTTGCACTAGCAGGAATGCTTTTGTATCCATTCGCTGTTGTATTAGCTGTAGGGTTAGGACTTAGCGAAGCGGGGAAGATTCTTGGTAGTATGGCTAGTGTTTACTTTGTGTCTGTGGCAGCTATCGTTGCAGCATTCTATGGCGGTCAAGCGTACACAAAAGGTAAGAAGTAATGGCAGTAGAATATAGAGGTGAAAAGTTTAGTGGCTACAACAAGCCTAAACGTACACCTAACCACCCTACTAAATCACATGTAGTGTTAGCTAAAGAAGGTGACACAGTTAAGATGATTCGCTTTGGTGAGCAGGGTGCTAAGACTGCAGGTAAACCCAAAGCTGGTGAGTCAGAGGCCATGAAAAAGAAACGTGCATCTTTCAAAGCACGACATGCAAAGAACATCAAAAAGGGTAAGATGTCTGCTGCATATTGGGCTAACAGGGAAAAGTGGTAATGCCTGTACAAAAAGTAAAAGGTGGTTATCGCTGGGGTAAGACTGGTAAAGTCTACAAGACTAAAGCTGCAGCTGAGAGACAAGGCAGAGCTATTCACGCTTCAGGTTATAGCAAGGGTGGCAGCCCTACACCAACAAACAAAAGGAAAAGATCATGAAGTTTGAACCGTGTCCGGGGTGTAAGACTCCAGCTAAGTGCGCCAAAGAAGGTTGCCAAAAGCAAAAGAATAAAATGTCATACGGCGGTATGGCTAAGAAGATGAAGATGTACAAAGGCGGTTACTGTGGTGCATCTAACCCAGCAGAACGCCCAATGAAGAAAACAAACTAATCTTGACCTATAGTACTATAAGTGTTATAACTATAACAAAACTAAAAAAGAAATACTTATACTATGACAAAGAAAATAGCTATCTTAGGTAAGGGAACTGCTGGGTGTATCTCTTACCTAAAGGCACTACAACTTAAAAGAAAATACCCAGACGTAAAACTTAAGATTGATTGGTACTATGACCCTAAGTCAGACCCTGTATCAGTAGGTGAAGGTACTACTCCTCATTTTGTAAATCACCTTACAAACTTCAAGTATATGTCAACAGGTGAAGACCTAGATAAATTAGATGCACGTCCTAAAATAGGTATTGAGTATCAAAACTGGGGCGGTAAAGACTTCATACACCATTTCGGTGCAGGTATGTATGGATTGCATTTTAATGCTACTAAGTTTCAAGATGATGTCTTTACAAATCACACAAGAGGCGAAAAGGTAAAGATACATAAAAAGAGTGTATCACATGATGATATAGATAGTGATATCATTGTAGACTGCACAGGTAAACCTGAAAGCTTTGATGATTACGACATCCCAAAGTACATACCTGTAAATGCTGTACATGTTGTTCAATGCTCTTGGAATGCAGAACCTAAATATCTACACACCAAAACGATAGCTCGTAAATGGGGTTGGGTGTTTGTAATACCTCTTACAACACGCTGTAGTGTTGGTTATCTTTACAACAGAGACATATCAACTCTTGATCAGGTAAAAGAAGACATACAAGAAGTTATACATGATTTAGATGTGACAGCTACGTCTAAAACTAATAGCTTTCACTTTGATAACTATAAACGTAAAAAGCTTTTTGACGGTAGGGTAGCTTACGCAGGTAACTCTGGTTTCTTCTTAGAGCCTATGGAAGCCACCACACTAGATAGCGTGTTTAGAGTTGTTCATTGCTTAGAGCATAAGTTACATTATGATGGCTTTAATGCTACATACGACTATCATATGGATATGTTCTTTAGAGAAGTAGAATATTTTATTATGCTACACTATGCTTCAGGTAGTAAATGGAATAATGAGTTTTGGGACTTTGCTAAAGATAGAGGTATGAAAGCTATAGAAGAAGCTAAAAAAGATAAATTCTTTGGCACTCTTATACAAGGTAAAAACGCAAAGGACGATGAAGGCTATACTGCGTATTACCCGCTTTATAGTTGGAAGTCTAACATCAACGGACTAGGATTACAAAATGAAGTTTTACGCTAAGTATGCAAAAGCATTAGAGAAACACGGCTTCACAGTAGATACTTCAGGGAATGTGTGGGATGCACGTGGCAACCACGCAGCCTGTGAGGATCGCTTTGGTAATGTATACGCTAATGATCCTAACATTACTGAGATATGTGTAAAGGCTCAGCTTGAGATGGATAAGCCTAAGCCTAAGCCTAAACCGAAGCCTAAGAAAAAAGCAGAACCTATTGAGGATGGCGATTAATGTCACTAGCGCAGCAGGGTAAACCAGCACGTGTTAAATCCGTTTACGGACACAACTCAGGCACAACAGCAGAAACTGTATATACTTGCCCTGCTAATGCTACAGCAGAGGTTACGTTTATCCATGTTGTTAATGGCGGTACCTCTACTAACACTGTAGAAGTAGAATGGTACGTATCTGCTGACACTTACACATCACACTTCCTCAAAGGTAAATCTATCAACGCTAGTGACTACGTAAGTTTCAGTAATATTGACTTAGTTCTACAGCCCGGTGATGAAATTAGAGTCACGCCTACTAGCGCAGGACATATTGATACCATTATTACTGTAACTGAAACATTTATCCCTGTAGGGTAATAGCGGGTATGCATAAATAGGTACTACTACCTGACCTACCCTTGAGTATAACTATCTCCGCATACAACAAAGGAGAACGTTATGCTTAACCTACTAAAACGTGCATGGAAAGCTATTGAAGTTGCACAACAGAAACGCGCAGACTATCATCTACTAAATATGTTATCTGAGCGAGAACTACGTGATCTAGGTATAGGTCGCTCACAAATAAGAGAGTTAATCTATGGCAAGGAATCTAACAGAGAAGCAAGTTAAGTTTCTTGAAGTACTATTTGATGATGCTGGCGGTGACGTTGTTACAGCTAAGAAACTGGCAGGTTATGCACCTGAGTCCAGCACTACAGCCATTGTGGAATCTTTGAAAGATGAGATCGCGGAAAAGACACGTACTTACTTTGCTCGTAGTGCGCCCAAGGCTGCTATGGCTATGGTTGGCGCTATACATGATCCTACTGAACTAGGCATCAAAGAGAAGATGGTCGCAGCAAAAGACTTGCTAGACCGTGCAGGACTTGGTAAAGTAGATAAAGTGGATGTCACATCAAGTGGTGGCATCTTTTATCTACCACCAAAAGAAGGTACGAACGAATAATACCGCAAAGAGATTTAGGTTATTGGCAGCTACCGTTGCCACCTAAGAACACAGACAAGAAGTGGCACACTATTGTAAGGGTAACTCAAAAGGTTCCCTTCGGCTATGAGCTACATCCAGAAAACGACAAGTTACTTGTACCTGTCGAACACGAACTTGAAGCGTTAGAGCTTGCAAAACGACACCTCAAGCAGTATAGTCTACGAGCAGTAGCACAATGGTTGAGCAAAGAAACAGGCCGACACATATCACACGGTGGCCTAAAGAAAAGAGTTGAAGTTGAGCAAAGACGTAGAAAAGCACTTGCGATTAAGCGGAAGCTTGCCAAGTGGCTCGAAGAAACCCTTGAGGAAATCGAAAAGCTCGAAACCCAAGGGGTCGGGGCATACGCAGAGTACACCGACGACAGTTGAAACAGTCGCTACCCCCAGTGAGACTGTACCTGCAAAAGCGGTGGCACCTGAGTTCGACGTGGATGTAGCACAGGATGTAGTGTTCAAACCAAACCCCGGCCCCCAGACGTATTTCTTAAGTGCGTCAGAACGTGAGGTTCTATATGGTGGTGCAGCGGGTGGCGGTAAGTCATATGCTATGCTTGCTGATCCGCTACATGGTTTGAATGATCCTAACTTCTCTGGTCTACTTGTACGTCACACTACGGAAGAACTTAGAGAACTAATACAAAAGTCTCAGGAGTTGTACCCACGTGCCGTACCAGGTATCAAATGGTCAGAGCGTAAGTCTCAGTGGACTAGCCCAAAGGGTGGAAGACTATGGATGTCTTATCTGGATAAGGATACAGATGTCACCAGATACCAAGGTCAGGCTTTTAACTGGATTGGATTCGACGAACTTACACAATGGTCTAGCCCTTACGCTTGGGATTATATGAGATCACGTTTACGTAGCTCAGCACAACACTTAGGTTTGTACATGAGAGCTACAACCAACCCCGGTGGCGCAGGTCACTCATGGGTTAAGAAAATGTTCATTGATCCTGCACAGGCAGGTAAACCTTTTTGGGCTACGAATATTGAAACAGGCGACACTATTACATTCCCTCAAGGACACAGTAAAGCGGGTCAGCCTCTGTTTAAGCGTAGATTTATTCCTGCGTCTTTGTTCGACAACCCTTACCTCGCGGATGCTGGCGACTATGAAGCCATGCTACTATCACTACCAGAGCATCAACGAAAGCAGTTGCTCGAAGGAAACTGGGACATCAACGAAGGTGCAGCCTTCCCAGAGTTTGACAGGTCAAAACATGTTATCGAAAGCTTTGACATACCTGAGAACTGGGTTAAATTCAGGGCTTGTGATTATGGTTATGGTAGTTACACTGGCGTTCTATGGTTTGCTGTTTCCCCTGACGAACAGCTAATCGTATATCGTGAGATGTATGTCTCTAAGGTTACAGCGACAGACTTAGCTGATATGATCTTAGACGCAGAAAGACATGACGGTGGTATGAGATACGGTGTGCTTGACTCATCTTTATGGCACAACCGTGGCGATACAGGGCCATCACTAGCGGAACAGATGATCATGAAAGGTTGTCGTTGGCGTCCTTCAGATCGTTCTCGCGGCTCTCGTATCGCAGGTAAAAACGAAATACATAGACGTTTACAAGTAGATGACTTCACAGAGAAACCACGTCTAGTATTCATGGACAACTGCACTAACACAATAGCGCAGATACCAAGCATCCCTCTGGATAAACGTAACCCAGAAGATGTAGACACACATGCAGAGGATCACTTGTACGATGCCTTGCGTTACGGTGTCATGACACGCCCACGCAGCAGTGTATGGGATTTCAACACAGCAACACAACGCACAGGCTTTCAAGCTAGTGACTCAACATTTGGATATTAAGTATGGCAGAACAAGAAGAAATGTTTGAAACAGATGAAGTCGTAGCTGCAGAAGACAGCGACGATAGTATCTTCCGTGAGAAGTCTAGCGTAGTAGGCTTTGTTCAAGAGCGTTACAAACGTGCAGAAGATGCTCGTTACGCAGATGAACAACGTTGGTTACGTGCGTATAGAAACTATCGCGGCATTTATGGTTCAGACGTTCAGTTCACAGACTCAGAGAAATCACGTGTCTTTGTTAAAGTTACTAAGACTAAAACACTAGCAGCATACGGACAGATCGTTGACGTACTATTCGGAAACAACAAGTTCCCTCTATCTGTTAATCCGTCTGTGTTACCAGATGGTGTAGCAGAAGCGGTACACATTAACCTAGACCCTAAAGCATCTGCATCACCTGATGCCATTCGTGCTGTTACAGAGCAGAAACCTTCAAGCCCTTACCTAATTGATGGCGACACAACGCTACAACCCGGTGAGACTTTGATTGACCTACAAGCTCGTATGGCAGGTTTGAACAGCAAGGTTGAAGCTGTATCAGATAAGATCATTGAGGGTGAAGGTACAACTGCATCCACTGTGACATTCCATCCTGCTATGATTGCAGCTAAGAAGATGGAAAAGAAGATTCACGATCAGCTACAAGAGAGTGGTGCTTCTACACACCTACGTTCTATGGCATTCGAGATGGCACTGATGGGTACTGGCGTGATGAAAGGACCATTCGCGCTAGACAAAGAGTATCCTAACTGGAATGCTGATGGTGAGTATGAACCTCTCATCAAGACTGTACCAGAGTGTAGCCACGTTTCTGTGTGGGACTTCTACCCTGACCCAGAAGCTAAGTCTATGAATGATGCTGAGTATGTAGTTGAACGTCACAAGATGTCACGTACACAGCTACGCTCTCTGAAGCAACGTCCATACTTCATGAATGACGCTATTGAAGAAGCTGTACGTCAAGGTGCTGACTACGTTCAGAAGCACTGGGAAATGACTATGGAAGACGACGACACACAGCCTACGTCAGAGCGTTGGGAAGTGTTGGAGTTCTGGGGTTTCGTAGACGTAGAACTACTAGAGGAACACGGCGTTAAGATTCCATCAGAGTTGAAAGACTTAGACGAGGTAAACTGTAACGTGTGGACATGTAACGGTGAAGTACTACGTTTCGTGCTTAACCCATTCAAGCCTACACGCATTCCTTACTATGCTACCCCATATGAGCATAATCCATATAGCTTCTTTGGTGTTGGTATCGCAGAGAACATGGACGATACGCAGACGCTAATGAACGGCTTTATGCGTATGGCTATTGACAACGCTGCACTATCTGGTAATCTTATCATCGAAGTAGACGAAACTAATCTAGTACCGGGACAGGACTTATCTGTTTACCCCGGCAAAATCTTTCGTCGCCAAGGC